CCCGCCGCTGATAGTGCACTGACGTGGCTGCTGTCGCCCACAAGATTGACCAGACAGATTTTGAAAAGGATCTGGCGAGTGACATCGCAGAATTCTATGACGACCCGTACGGGTACTCCATGTACGCATTTCCATGGGGTGTGAAGGATACCCCGTTAGAAGAGTTTCCTGACGGACCTGATGACTGGCAGGCTGAGCAGCTGATCCGAATCGGTGAGGCTTTCAAAGCGGATCCCCTGTGTACTTTGCGCGAGGCCATTGCCTCCGGTCACGGTATTGGCAAGACTGCCGAGGTGGCATTTATCATTCTATGGGCTATGTCTACCCGGCCGCATCTTGCTGGTGTGGTCACCGCTAACACGCTGCCCCAGTTGACCACTAAAACGTGGCGGGAGCTGGCGGTATGGCACAAGAGGGCAATCAACTCGCACTGGTTCAAATGGTCTGCTACCAAGTTCTACCACGTCGAGCATTCTGAGACGTGGTTCGTTGCTGCAGTACCCAATACAGAACACAACTCTGAAGCATTCGCAGGCCTGCACGCGACTCATGTGTTGGTCATCTATGACGAGGGATCCGGTATCCCCGATAAGATCTACGAGGTGTCCGAAGGTGCAATGACCACACCCCGGGCGATGTGGTTCATCTACGGCAACCCGACCAAGAACACCGGCCGCTTCAGGGAATGCTTTCACAGTGACAAGCATCGCTGGACTACCCGGCAGATCGACTCCCGTCAGGCCAAGATGACCAACAAGAAAGAGATCTCCGAGTGGGTGAACACCTACGGCGAGGACTCTGACTTTGTCCGCGTGCGGGTGAGGGGCGTATTCCCGAGGACTGGTGACATGCAGTTCATCGCCTCGGATCTGGTGGACCGGGGAATGAAGTGGGAGTGTCCCTACGAAGCACACTTCCAGCTGCCGATCTTAATCGGCGTCGACGTCGCACGCTACGGCGATGACAAAACGGTTATTGCCGTGCGCCAGGGTCGCAAGCTGCTGGAGCTGCGTAAGTTCCGAGAGCTGAACACGATGCAGGTGGCCACGGTGGCAGCGGACGCGATCCGTGAGTACCGGCCCGCGGCTACCTTTGTCGACGGTATCGGCGTAGGTGCTGGCGTGGTGGACCGACTGCGCATGCTCAACTACGAAATCGTCGAGGTCAACGCCGGTGTCAAACCGGATGACGAGGACACCTACTTCAACAAGCGCGCCGAGATGTGGGACAGGGTTCGGATCTGGCTGCGCGATGGCGCCGACATTCCGGATGACGCGGAGCTGCGGCAGGCACTTATAGGTATCGAGTATTCATTCGACGGCAAGGAGCTGATGCGCATGGAGCGCAAGCAGGACATGAAGCGCAGAGGACTCGACAGCCCGGACGAGGGCGACGCGATCTGCATGACCTTTGCCGAGCAGATCGGCGACTACACCAACAACTGGTTTGAGCCCGACGACCAGTTCGAACCAGAGATGGCATCATGATTCGCGGGAATATTGGAAGTAGACACACCGTCAGCAGTAATGCGGGGCGCGTAATCCTGAAGCAGCCGCACCCGCTCTGGCTCACGTACCGTAAGGCAAAATCTAAGATCCGTGAATTCTTGCGCCGGTGGGATCTCGAACTGATGGTCCTGTCAGGCGTCATAGGGGTAGCGGCGTTCCTGAAATCATTTGGGTATCTGGCATGAGCGACTACCCACCAGACATGTGCACCATTTGTGACGGCGAGTTCAGCCTGGAAGACGAGGGTGGTAGCCAGGGTTTCATTGGCATGCTGCCGGTGACCTTCTGTCCGACCTGCAAGACGGGCATATTTGATTTTGTTGAGCAGCAGTGCTCGCATTGTATCGAGAGCGCGATGGAGGAAGAGAATGAGCCACCAAAAGCAGCTTAATGATGATCAGGCTCGGGCCCAGGCCCAGGCCATACAAGGATTCCTGTACCCCAAGAAGGTCATGGCCGAAGAGGTGTTGCACAAGAACCCTGGCGCCAGGATCCTGCCGAGCCAGCCCGTGCCGGATGACCTGCCGACTTGCTTCGAGATGATCGCGATCAAGCACAAGATCTGCGGAGCGGTCGCATTCTACTACACCCACGTCCCGGGCAAGGGAGAGATGATGACCGCGTCACGCGCGCGGACCATCGGTGGCGATACCATCGAGCCCAGTTCACCCATGATCTGCGGCAGCTGCGGGGACGGTGTCGAATCCAGTGAGCTGCAGGTGAGCAAAATAGATTACGAGAAGGCACATGGGAAGAATAAGTAACCAACAGAAGATCTCGCTACCCAACAGGCGCGGCAAGTTTGGCCGTGAGATCGAAGCCGATTACAACGAGATCAACCTGTTAGAAACCCCCGATGCCCAGCAGGCGAAGGTTGAAATGTGGATCGCTAAAAACCTCGGTGACGTACTGATCAAGGCTTATCCGAACCGTGAGTGGGGTGTTTATGTCAACATCGAAGGACGGATGGTGATTATTACCTGCGATTCGCTTTCATCTGAAAAAGGCTACCACATTCACATGGAGGGGCGTACTATCCACCAGTTACAGGCGAAGAGCATTAACGCGGCGGGTGAAATTCTGGAGCGGCACGGCATCACCAGAGGCAAGAAAGTCGATGAAGATATATTCGAGACGTTGAATCGGGATGGTAATGACAGCGTCGTAACCGAAGACTCAGAAGCGGGCTACCTGTAATGGCAGACTCTCAAGTACCGATAGGAACCACAGACGCGCAGGGGCACCCGACTTCACCCAGCGCACCGGTATCTCCAGAAGCTAATGCGTCGCTGGAGCGCTTCGGATCCAACGGCGAAGTCTACTCGCGCACCCCGAGCCAGTTACCCCCAGGCGACTCGCCAGAGGGCGGTGGCAGCATCGGCACACCACAGGACACCGGCGACGGAGACGTTTCAGACGGCCAAGCCTCCTCGATGATTACCCGGGACGGATGGCTGATCGCCAAGGCCCACGAGATCTACACCACTTCCACCGACTACGTCGATGCCAATATCACCAACATCTGGGAGACGAACCTTGCCCACTTCAATAACGAGCACGCTCCAAGCACAGCTTTCCGCGGCCAGAATTGGCGGCGGTCTCGCGTCTTTCGACCGAAGACACGCGCGACGACAAAAACCGCTGAAGCTGCACTCACAGTGGCTGCATTTTCGACAGTCGACGTTGTTGATATTCAGCCAGAGGATGAAAGAGATCCTCTGCAAGTTGCATCTGCCCAGATAAATCAGGGCATCCTGCAGTACCGGCTCGACCGACGCATGCCGTGGTTCCAGACCGCGGTCGGCGCCTACCAGTCCACTAAGGTTTACGGCCTGTGTATCTCGCATCAGTACTGGCGCTACGAGGCGGACGTCGACTACGAGCCCGCCATCGATGACCAGGGTATGCTGATGACCGATGAAGAGGGATATCCACTGGGCACCGAGGTGCCGGTGATACGCAAGGATGAACTGGTCTGCGATCTGGTGGCCCCGGAGAATTTCCGCTTCGACCCGATGTGCGACTGGCGCCGACCCTGCGAGACATCACCTTACCTGCTTTACATGATGCCGATCTACGCCGGTGAAGCACTGGAGAAGATGGAGACCATCGACAAGAAGACCGGACTGCCTCAGTGGCGGAACTATGCACTGGGCGAGATCCTCGCTACCCGGCGCAAGAATTACGACCGTACCCGGCAGGCGCGCGAGGGACGTGAGCGAATCGATCCGGCTGACGAGCAGCACGGAAATGCCTACACCACGCTGTGGGCCCACATGAATATTGTCAAGATCAACGGCACCGACATGGTCTACTGGACCATGGGCACCGAACTGGTCCTGACCGATGCAATACCCCTCAAGGAAGCCTTCGACTGGCTCGAAGAGGGTGAACGACCCTTCGTAGTTGGCTTCAGCACCATTGAGGCTTTCAGGAATTACCCCGCTGGTGACGTCGAGCAAAGCTCCGGGCTGCAGGAAGAGATCAACCAGATAGCCAACCAGCGACTCGACAACGTCAAGCTCGTGCTCAATAAGCGGTACTACGTCAGACGGGGCTCTCAGGTAGACCTCGACGCACTTGTGCGTAACGTCCCAGGCGGGGGCGTCATGATGAATGACCCCGAGAAAGACGTGAAGACGGTCAATACACCGGATGTCACGCAGTCTAGCTACATGGAGCAGGACAAGCTGGCGATGGAAATGGACGAGCTGGTTGGCAACTTCTCTCAGGGCACAGCTGCAGCTGCTGATGGATCCAAGCAGAACGTCGGCAACACCCAGATCGCTGGCCAGACTGCCGGGTCCATGTCGGACTACGCGCTGCGGATCTACTTCGAGACGTGGATGGAGCCGGTGCTCAAGCAACTGGTGAAACTGATCCAGGCCTACGAGACCGATGCGGTCGTGCTCGGCATCGCCGCGAAGAAGTCCCAGATGATGCTGCGGTTCGGCCTCTCCGACATCACTGACCAGATGATCCGTCAGGATCTGACGGTCCGCGTTAATGTCGGCATGGGTAACACGGATCCAATCCGTCGGGTCGAGCGACTGATATTCGGTCTGGAGAAGACGGCCGCGCTGCCGAAGATGGCCGAGCGACTGAAATCTGACCGGGTAGCTGACGAGATCTTCGGATCACTGGGCTACAAGGATGCCACCGGATTTTTCATGTCGGATGAAGAACTCAAACAGAAAAATGAGGAGGCTGGTGACCAGACTCCGCCTGACGTCAAGCTGAAGATGCAGGAGATTGAGACTCGTTCAGCCGATAACAAGATGCGCCATCAGCGCGAGTTGATGAATCTGGATCTGGAGGCGCAGCTCGGGTTCGCGAAGCTCGCGCTTGATAGAGAAATGACTTTAGAGAAACTGTACCAGACGCTCGGCCTTGAGGATAAGAAAATCGCCTCGCAGCGCCAATCCGATGGTGTACGTGAAAACAACAAGGTCGCGGAGCTTGCGCTCGCGCGGGAAACTGGATCCGGAATTTAACTAACGGGAGATATAAAATGGGTGCAACAGACGACATAAGTGCTATAGAAACAGCCAGAAAAATTAGGGAGCGTAAGAACTTGGTTAATCAGACCGTCGCTGGCGCGACTTCGACCCCGACCCCTCCTAAGAAGAAAAAGAAAAGTGTACGGAAAAAGGGTGCCCCGTCGCTGGAGACCATAAAAGCATCCAAACACAAGGGTTTGGAAGGCGAAGCAGCCTACGGCCAGCGAATGCAGCCACCAGCGATTGATGCAAGTAAATCCCGCTTCGGTCAAACTGGTGGAAATTCAGGAAATCCGGGCGAAAATAGTGGCAACCCGGGAACATATTAGAACATGAGCACCGAGGAATTTGACTACTCCAATGTTCACTTTGTAAGTGATCAGGAGCGTGAATATTTCGCAGAAGCTCATCTCGGCGAGACAGTGCGTAGCTTTCTCGTCGGTCCGGTAGGCCGTTACCTGCACGGCCGCGCCAAGCAAACCATCAGTGAATGCAAGGACAAACTGGCAGACCTAGACCCGACCGTAAAGGGCGGTATCGCAGAATGGAAAACCATCAAGCAGGACATGGCCAACGCTGAATCATTCATGAAATGGTGCAGCGAGGCAATCGTAAACGGTGATAACGCAGCTTCACAGCTGGAGGAATACAGAGAATGAGTGCAACCCCTGAAGCTATCCAAAAGGACGTTTCTGCAAAAGATCCAGCAGTTGCGAATCCGGACACCCCACAGGCTCCGGAGCCCGTAGTAAACCCGCGTGATCTCATCCTCGATTCGATGGATGAAAAGCTCGACGCGCAACGCCATCAAGAGCAAAAGGAGTACCTCGAAGAGGTTGGTGAGGAGCTGGGCATGGCTCCTCCCGCTCCGGAACCGGCCCCATCAGCGGACGGTGCCCAGGCTGTACAGCCGATGCACCCACCCGCGGAACCGGTCGCTCCTGAGCCGTTACCAGACGAGTTGCTGGGGCATGAAATGGCAGATTATATTGTCATGCATAACGGCGAGCCACACATGAAAGCAAAAGTGCATGGAGTTGACAAACTGATACCAATGTCTAAAGTGCAAGCGCAAGCGCAGAAATTAGATGCCGCCGAGGTGACCCTGGAACAGGCGGCTATCACAACCAGAGATCTCGCACAGCGTGAGGAGTGGATACGTGAGAATGAAGCTTCACTCAAAACGCGGTTAGAGACCCCTGCACCGTTACCACCCGTTGACACGGGCGTACCGGATGAAAAACTCGTTGGCGAAGCCAAGGAGATCGTCTCAACCCTGTTCCGGGGAGACGAAGACGCAGCTGCTACCAAGTTGGCTACACTACTGAAACGATCTCAGGCACCGGCTAATCCCGTCCCTGCGATTGATACCACCCAGTTAGTCAATCAGGCCGCAGATGTTGCTGTCACCAAGATGACGCAGATAGATAAGCAGAAGGATGCTGTCTCTGGACTCGAACAGTTCAAGACCAGCTACCCGGAAATTATGGCTGACCCTATGCTGTATCGGATTGCTGACAAATTTACCGATGTCATTGAGAAGGAGAATCCCTCGTGGAGCCCGACTCAGTTGATGTTGGAAGCCGGTGTACGGACCAAGAAGTGGTTGGCTCAGCAGAAAGGGGAAACGATCCCCGCTGATCCACCGCCCGCGGACCCTGCATCAATTGACCCTAATCGACAAGAACGGAAGGACAATTTGGTTCGAATCCCGAACCCTGCTCTCGGTGCGGTATCCCCGCACGGCGTAACAGAGGAGCCAGTACAGACTCCGAATGACGCGTTGAACGAGATCAGGGAATCGAGGGGACAGCCGGTCTAACTGTTCAGGAGATAAATCATCATGCCAGGACAAGTATGGCAAACGAGTGCGTTGGGTGGCTTTATGTGGGCCCCCAATCTGAGCCGTAAGCTCAGGACAGCACTGCAACCGATGGTGCGTTTTCGTCAGTTCTGTGACGCTCGTGAAGCGTTTGGTTTGGGTAAAGGCGAGATTTTTAACTGGGACGTCTATTCGGACGTTCAGACACAGGGTGGTACCTTAGCTGAAACAGCGACCATGCCTGAGTCAAATTTCGTCATTACCCAGGCTACGCTCACAATCACAGAGTTTGGCAACAGCGTGCCTTTCACCAAGAAACTGGATGACCTATCAGAGCATCCTGTAACTGAAATCATCCACAAGGTGTTGAAGAACGATGCTCGGAAAGCTTTGGACGCGGCAGCTAATGCCCAGTTCGAGTTGACCCCGATTCGAATCGTTCCGGACAACGCTGGTGTGGGCCCGGGTATCACCGTGACAGAAAACGGTGTACCGGCCAACATCAACAACGTCGCCTTTGGAAACGGTTTCGCAAAACTGATCGCGGATGAGCTGGCAGAACGAGATGTTCCTACTTTTGACGGAACGAATTACTTCTCGGTTGCCCGTCCTACCACGCTACGTGCTTTCAAAGATGATCTGGAGCCAATTCACCAGTTCGTCAGCGAAGGCTGGCACGTGATCATGAACGGCGAGAAAGGTCGCTACGAGGGTGTCCGTTACACTGAACAGACCAATATTCCTTCCGAGGGATGGTCCAACGGTTTGTCGGATGCTATTTTCTTCTTTGGCTCAGACACAGTTGTCGAAGCCTTTGCAATTCCTGAAGAAATTCGGGGCAAAATCCCAACCGACTACGGTCGGTCGCGAGGTATCGCGTGGTATGCAGAGCTTGGTTATGGACTCGTCCACACCGTAGCCGCGCAAGCGCGTGTCTTCAAATGGGATTCACTTGAGCCATAGGAGCTTATCATGCCAGGACAATTTTATGATAATGCACTCCAGACTCAACACGACGCAGCTGCAGCAGCGCTCGCTACTGCTGCTACTTTCCTGACCATTGGTGGTCCGGCACTGCTTCGTGGCCGAATTCTGGATGTAACGATTGATGTAACCACAGCCATTACGGTTGCGGATTCCAGCATTGACATCGGCGAGTCCGGTGGTGATGTTGACGCGCAGCTTGCTGCGTGGATCCTCGCCTTCACAGGCAGTGGTATCGGAGATCGATTGGCCCCTACCAGAGACGACACAACTGTCGCGCTCGATCAGGGTGTAGATATTGAACCAGACGTAGATACGATCTGCGCCAGTGACGGTGGTGCTACTGCCGGTGTTGGTGATGTTCGCGTCCTCGTCGCATGGTGGTAGGAGAACTATTATGCCTTCAGATCGAAGCAAAAATAGTGGTCACGGTGCTGGTGGACCGGCAGGTTTAGAGCCGGGCCCAGGTGCCTACATGCCACCGGATCATAAAGCAACCACGATTCGTGGTTCGTTTATGCGTATGGAAGGATCAGGGGTGCAGTTTGGCCTCAACAGCTATATGGAGTTTGACTCCGAAGCGCTGGCCTTCCCGCGTTACAACGGCGCTCGTGATCCGTTAACCGGTAACGCTCCAGACCGTCCCGATCCTTACAGGGATAGCGGTGTAGGTGTTACAAGTAAAGGGCATCCGTTCGTAATTTGTTAATGAGCGAATGCTTCAACAGTTTGACCCGGGGTCATCTGACCCCGGGCCATTTGGAGAACTGAGATGGCGATTAAAAAAGCAGTCAAAGAAACCCGTGACAATGTCCAACCGGTTACACCCCGGGGCGGTGTTGTTGATTATCAATACGGTGGTATGGGGATCCCGGGCGACATGGTCGACCACGACTCAGCATACCCACCCCCGAATTTGGAAGCCGCTTTCTATCAGAACGCCAGTGCAGAAGATGGGTGTTCCGGAAAGCTCCGTATCGACACGCTGTATGACAATACTGTCGAGACAGAAGTCATTAACCCGCGAAGCAAAGAACAAGGTCCGCCTGATATGGTGGTCGGTCCCGACGTCAAAGCTTGGCTTTATCCACATCGCGAAAGCAATATATGAGGTAGCGCAATGGCACGTGAATCAGCAGCAGCAAAAAAGAAACGACTGGCGGCGGAATCAGCCACTCCTGAAGAGTTGACCGAGACCGCACTGGCTGAAACTGAAAAGCCAAAAAAAGCGGCCAAGAAAGCCAAACCCGAGGCCGAGACAGTGACCCCGGCACTCGTGGATAAGTCGATGGTTACCGTCTCTACTGGTAAGGGTCGCGTGCGCATGACGATGGCTGCGTACAAGGCTATGCAGGAGCCCAGTGATGGAGACGCCTGAGCTGGATAAAGACCAGCCGATGACGACCCATCGGACTATGACTGGCGCCAAGTACAGCCAGAATGGTCACATGTTCAGTCTGGCCGGGATGTATACCGGGCCGGATCCGGACTACAAGCCGGAGGTCGAGGAAGAGGAAGCCATCAAGTTACCGGCAGACGACGGTAAAGCAGGTGTGCTCGCGCGTGCGACGGCAAAGCTGTCTGAATTCGCAGAGCCCGAAGACCTCACCGAAGTGAACAAGGAAAACAATAAGGCTGCTGCCGCGGAGCGATTAGCGATATGAGCACCTTCCTTGAGTTAGTGGATGATCTGCAGCGCGAAGTCGGTGCGTCTGGCACGGCCCCGATAACCAGTGTGGTCAATCAGGTCGGCGAGTCACAGCGCTTGGTGCGATGGATCCGTGATTCTGATACCTATATTCAGGACCGCTGGCTCAACTGGAAGTTTTTGTGGAATCAGGTGCAGTTGAATACCTCAACAGGTAATAATGCTTTAGCTGCACCGACGGATCTCAATTTCTGGGATCCCAAAACATTTAAGATCAATGATGGTGGCGCAACTGACCTCGATGAGGATCTCAATTACGCCGAACATGATTCGATCAAATGGATGGTACGCGACACGAGTCAGGCTAAACCCTCACTCGCCATCGTCATGCCAGACAACTCGTTAGAATTTGAACCGGTACCGAATGCGTCGTACCAGATCAAAGCAGATTATTTCATTAAGCCCACCCCTATGGCGGCTAACGATGATATTTCTCTGATACCAGAGATTTACCATCAAGCAATCCTCGGTCGAGCGATTGTTCTCTACGCGAATTATGAAAACGCGCCAGAGATCAAGACGCAAGGCGAGGAGATTTTTGAAGAGGTGTTTGGTCGCCTCGAAAATCACCAGCTGCCAAACCAAAGATTTTCGCGTTTTCAGAGCACCGGCAGCTTTTTCGATGTCAACGCAAATCAAGGTGGAGGAGACGGCTTTTCTGTCGGTGGCGACGGGGGCTGGTAATGAATGCCTGTTCAGACGAAAGCACTTTACTATCCGTTGGGTGGTGGACTTGATGTTGTAACACCGGTTCAGTCAATGAACCCGGGGCGCGTGATTGCGTGCTCTAACATCGAGCCATGGTTTAACGGTGGCTACCGACGGATCGATGGCTTCGAGCGCTTTGACGGTCAACCCAAACCCAGTGAACAAAACTTCATCGGCTTCGAGGTCAGCGCAGTCGAGGATCTCGTCATCGGCCAGATTGTCACCGGTGTGCCCTCAGGCGCCACCGGCGAGATCATTGGCATCTATGAATACGATGAAGCCGATGATCTCGCAACCCGCAACAACGACATGATCGGGGTGACCCAGACCACCGGCACCTTCGCAATCGGGGATGTACTCACCACAGTCACCAATGCTGACAAGGATATCTTGCCGGACACCTCAGGCTTGGCCCAGGCCACAGACCCAGGCAGCGTGCTCATCATTAACAATCTGCAAGAGTGCGACAGCGGTGTCGACAATTCTGATGACGTCGTTGGTCTCGAATGCGTCCGCAACGAATGGCCCGGTGGCGTAGGCGTCGACACGGTGAGCATACCGATGGCGGATCTCCCGTCATACGTCACCACAGTTAATGACTGGACCCTGCGCATACGCGCGCGGGTGATTCGAAAAGGTGATGCAGTATTCCGAAACAACAGTCAATACGTGGTCAGTCCTGAGAGCGATGACACGGTCACCTACACCTTTACCTTCGCACCCGGCGGAGACAGTGAATCAATCACATTTACCGAAGTAGACGCTGCCATGGGATTCATCGACCGTACGGTCAGTACGTCCGGGGCGACGGCCACACCAGCACAGATTAACGCTGAGCTGATAACCTGGGTGCAGACCGCTTTCATGATGGAGGGCGACTTATTCGACGGCTTAATGATCGAGATCGACGAAATTGACATAGTTGTCGATTACGACGGCGATGTGGAGATCCTTAGCGCACCCATAAACCGGGATTCACCTGACTCAACCACAGAAGGGGAATGGTTACTGGTCGCTCAAGATCGCTACCGGGCTGACATCATTCAGGTTCCCGGCGACGCATCGAGCCCGGTAGACTCGGCGTGGCAGCTCGGGGATCTGGTGTATGCCATCCGTAACAATGTCGGCCTGACAGCTGGCGTGTTGCACGTCGAGAGTGCTGCAGGCTGGACGACAGTAGGTGTCACCATGGCAGAGTACATCTTCTTTGACGCGGGCCTAGCCGCGGGTGCGACCGTGGTCGAGGGTGACACCTTGACGGGTGGTGTCTCGGGCGCGACAGGCACCATACACCGGATAGTCTTGAACAGTGGATCCACGGCCTGGGACGGATCCGGTGCCGGGTACTTTGTGCTGACTGGTGTGGCCGGTGGGCCTTTCCAAAACAACGAGGCGCTGGAGTCTCCAGCCCTGACACAGATCGCCGACGCGGACGGTATCAACATCACTACGGCTTTCTCGATTGACGGGATCTACGAGTGGGACAACCACAATTTCTTCGCAGGCGCGGGCACGCTACGCGCGTACGGTGTCAATGCAGTCGACACCTTCGCCTTCGAGCTGGACGAGAACGGGGTGGTCTCACCGATCCACTTCCCGGCATCACCGTCCGCAGCTGCGCCCGACGAGGGCAACCCCGGAGGAGATCCCTTCCTCATTGAAGAGCACCGCAATTACCTGTGGTTTGCATTCCCGGGTGGCCGATACATTAACTCGGTGCAGGGCGAGCCCCTGTTGATCACCGGGTTCCTCGGATCCAATGAATTCGGCGCAGGTGATGAGATCACCGGAATGGTCAGCGTGGTTGGTTCAGTACTGGAAATATTCACTGAGCGAGAGAGCCGAGGCCTGTTTGGCTTCGATGCAACTGACTTCGAACTCAAGCTGTTGGCCGAGAAGTCAGGATCCAGGCTTTACGGGGCCCAGAAGATCGACACTGTTTACACCCTCGATGACTTAGGCATATCCAGTCTGGCGCGTACCGATGCTTTCGGTGACTTCATCGGATCCACGGTATCGCAGCTCATTCAACCGATAGTGACGGGAGACGTTCAAGATCTATTCACGGTCTCCACAATTGTGAGATCCTCGAACCAATACCGGATCTACTTCACTGACGGCAGCGGGTTCATCATGTATGTGCCCTCGGTCGGTGATATGAACCGGCAACGTCAGGCGTCCGGCACTGACACTCGAACCAGGGTGCAGTTTGGCGTGATGCAGTATCCCTTTTCTGTTAACCGTATCTGGAATACCGAGGACGGCAGCGGCATGGAGAAAAGCTATTTCATCACCCAGGAAGCGGGCGACGGTTTTGGTTATGTCTTTCAGGACCGTAAGGGTATTAACTTTGACGGCGATGTCATACGATCCTTTATCCGAACTGCTTTTAACTTCCTCAAGACACCTTCGGTCCGTAAGCGGTTCCGGCGTGTTGATATGGAGATCGATGCTGAGAAGCCAACCTCGTTGAGGTTAATCGCTGATCTGTCATTCGGTGTGTCTGATTCCGAGAGTGTTACCGCAGAGCCTGATGTCACGATAAACGCCGGTGGCGGGTTATGGGATCTCGCTGAGTGGGATGAATTTTTCTGGGATGGACAGGCAAGAAACAACGCAAGAGCAAGTATCAGAGGAACCGGCGAAGCTGTTGGATTTACAATATTCAATGAATCAGCGGTTACCCGCTCATATATCATGCAAGGACTGACAGTCCACTACGAACCGAGGAGGCTCCAGAGATAAATGGCCAATAACTATTACAATTTTCCCGTGGCATTTGTGCCCGGGACCAAGGTCCGGTCAGAGCAGGTTAACATCCAGTATCAAGGAGTCGAGGCCGGGTTTGATCTGTTACCTACTCTTTCAGCCTCAATGATCACTGGTACCTCGTGGTTTGGTACTGACGTACAAGGCGCGACCGTCAATGAATACCTGATCACCACACCGGATCCACAGGCAGCACTGGTCGATGGTCAGCGCGTTGCCTTCTTCGCGACACATACCAACGATGGCGCGGTGACATTTAACGTCGATACTTTGGGAGTAGTGAACGCGGTTGACAACGACGGCACTGCGCTTGTAACTAATGACGTCATATCAGGCCAGTTCTACGAGTTTGTATTTGACAACGCCAATACTCAGTGGGTTCGATCACTCGCAGGCAGCGATCTGGTCCTCGGTGGCGTCGATACCCAGATCCAGTATAACGATGGTGGTGTATTTGGTGGTACAGCTGGATTTACGTTTGTCAAAGGCACACTGGTAACGGCGCTCCCGGGCGATCTTACCGTAGTGGGGCTGGTTGATGGCCGGGATGTTGCAGCCGATGGCACTGCCCAGGATGCACACATTGCCGATGCCACGATTCACTTCACTGAAGCCAGCATCGATCACGCGAATATCCTGAACATCGGCGTCAACAGCCATGCTGCTATTGATACGCACATTGCCGATGCGACGATTCACTTCACTGAAGCATCAATCAGCATACCTCTTACGCAGGGTGCTAATGACGTAACGGCGACTGCCGCAGAAGTAAACTTGCTTGATCTGGCTGGGTTAACAGTTGGAGATGTTTTATCAGCAGATACTGCAACAACTGCAAGTTTTAAACCACAGACTGGCAGCACCGGTATTACGGTCGAAGACGAAGGCGTCCCGCTTGCTACACTTGCGACAACACTCGATTTTGTCGGTGCCGGTGTGGTGGCCTCTGGCGCAGGCGCGACTAAGACGATCACAATTGCCGGTGGTGGTACTCCAACCTCAATCTCAGATGCAGACGGCGATACAAAGATTCAAACAGAGGAATCAGCAGACGAGGATGTAATCAGGATTGACCTGGGTGATGGCATCACAGGATTTCCTGCTATACCCAACGCATTAATATTCTCAGCCGAGCAGTTTACATTAGGTCTTGCCGACGCAAATGTTGCCGGACAAATTGGTGGTGATATTGATTTTACAGCCAGCCGAGGTAACACAACTGGCAGAGGCGGTAACGTCGGTATTACAGCAGCCAGGGGTGGTGCAGACGGCGACGGTGGTGGACTTAATCTTACAGCCGGTGAGGGTGGTCTCACATCAGGTGATGGTGGAGACATTACGCTAACCCCTGGTCTACCCCTTGGTGCTGGTTCAACTGGTGCTGTTATTCTTCCCGATCAAGTCGCGCCGTCTGTCACAACAAACAAATTATATTCTGTTGCAGGAGCCCTCACTTGGAATGGTATTGACCTGACTGCTGGTGGTACCCCTGTATGGGCAGAAGACGCAGCCGACAACATCTGGACTGTCGATGGTGGGGCGATGGCACTCGTCACTACTGGCGTGCTCAATTTCGTTGCGGGTAATAACGCCGGTATTGCTATCACCGAAGGTGATCATAACATCATCATTGGTGATGGAGCAGCCACGCTATTAGATACAGGTTTCGATAACATTGTCATTGGTGCTAGTGCTGGTGCTGTCATGACTGGAGCACTGAGAAACATCCTGATAGGTGATTTCGCTGGGGAGCTAATGACTCTCAGCACTTCGCAAGCCAATGTTTTGATCGGCAGATTTGCTGGTGACAAAATGACCGATTTGTGTGTCGGTAACACAATAATAGGTAATGCCGCTGGTGGGTCTCTGGGGTCAGCTTCAAGGGATAACGTCATCATAGGCGAGAACATAATGAATGGCCCCGGTAGCAGACAGATGAACAGTAATGTCTTTATTGGGGATCAGGGCTGGTCGCAGAGTGGAATATCAGCCGGAACCAATTGGAATATTGGTATTGGTTTCTTAACTGGCAGGAATGTCACAGGTGTTTCTACTAGGAATATTCTTATAGGCAATGAGGCTGGGCCTCCTGGCTCTGGCGCGATAGTCAATCAGATTTTTATAAACAACAGCGAGAATGACGACCCCTTCATAGGTGGCGATCTGGGCACAGGCGGAATGACCGTCAAAGGTTCAATCAGATTCACAGAACGCGCTGACCACATACAGACACCCGTCGCTACCTTCGGTGAGTTTTGGGTCAGGAATGATGCACCCAATGTACCCATGTTTACCGATGATGCTGGCACAGATTTTGTGCTTAATTCTGTCGGTGGGTCCACGCAAGACCCCACAAACAATTCAATATTCTCTGCTAACGCAGGCGGAGCATTAGAAGCTGGTGGTACTTTTAACTTTCTCATGCTGGATGGTGCTGGTGATTTAATAACTACAGGCGATGACAATATTGCAATCGGTCGGGGAAGTTTACCTCTGCTGACTACCGGTAGTGACAATATTGCAATTGGCCCATTAGCGGGTGAAGTGATGCTCACCGGCTTTGACAATGTAATGATCGGACATTTAGCTGGCGACCAGCTGACCGCAGAAAATAATACTTTTGTCGGTGCATTCGCGGGTCGATCTGTTACCGACTCTACGCGTAACGTCGCGATTGGGTATCAGGCAATGGGTAATACATCGGCTGATTTAGGCGCCCCTGGTGCCAGTAATGTCGCGGTTGGTGATGCCTCAATGTCTAATTTTGCACTGACATCTGCCGACCACAATACAGCGATTGGCGCAAGCACACTGAATTTTATGGTTTCCGGTGATGACAACGTAGCACTCGGATATAACGCTGGCGGCAATATCACTACCGGTGACGGTAACGTCATATTAGGTAACCAAGCTGGCCCGACCGTCAATCAATCCAATCGACTTTATATCAGTAACACAGGTGGAGATACGCCTCTGATATTTGGTGACTTCGCCACTCCTCAAATAATTATTAATGGTGCCCTGGAAACTACGGGATATTTCCTGCCCAATAGAGCAACTGATGCAGAGCTTAATGCTATCGCCAACGCCATCAATACTGATGCCGGTAAGGTACAAGGAGCGATGGTTTACAACACGAGTACCGACAACCCGGTATACGCAACCGGTGCAACCGATGGCAGCGTCTGGGTCGACGGCGCCGGAACTACAGTTAATACACCCGTATAACGAGAGAGAATTTAATTATGCCAACAATGTTTGGATCAATAGGTAACATATTAAATACCATAAATGATACGGTGACGGACTCGGCGCAGCAAACACTGGGTATATCGAATCCGACCCCGGATCCCCTCGCGCCTGCGCCTACTGCCACGGACGGAGGGACTCTTACGGCTGCAGGGGGTGCGCCAACTGGTGAGGAACCAGCTGGTGGCCAATCAGCATTTCAGTTAGCGCAAGAATCTATAGCAGCGGCAGAGGCCCAGCAACCGGTGGTATACGGTGAAGACCCCGCTGGCCCGTCACCTCCGATTGGTGACAATCCGATCATTCGTGGCGATGAGTCCAGTCCATCACTGAGTGAGCTGTACCAGAGTACTCCGGATACTGAGCGAGCTGAAGCTGCGCCTGCAGTGGACGTGACAGCTGCGGACGTACAGGACGCAACAGCTGCGACCGTCGGCACCCCGGGTGTCGCAGCTGCGGATCAAGCCGAGGCTTCTCTGGTTACGGGTGGCCCCGCCGAGATGTCAGCGGCTGAGCAGCTCAACAAGATTACATCGCAGGACAGCCCCAACATGGCCCGGGCCAGACAGCAGGGCATACAGTCAGCTGCACGTAGAGGGCTCGGTGGGTCGTCAATCGCAGGGCAGGCATCACAAGGTGCCATGGTGGATCGCGCGCTCCCGCTCGCGCAACAGGATGCCGCGACGGCTCTGTCAATTGCTCAGGAAAACGCGAATCGCGAGACCCAGATCTCAAGTCTTAACGCGCAGCTCGGTACTGACGTGTCGATGTTCAATGCTTCCCAGTTGAATGAAGCCGAGCGACTGGCCGCTCAGATGCAGACTGCGGTGAGCCAAGGTAACGCTGCAGCCTATAACGCAGCCCAGCAACAATTCACAGACCTGCAGACTCGTGCGGATCTCACGCACGCCGATCAATTATTCAGTGCCAGCACCGCTTACGCATTACAGCGTAATGAGATGGTGTCGCAAACCCAGGCCCAGATACAGGCGCTCAACGAGCAGTACTTGGCTGGATCCCAGGCCATGGATCTGGCACAAATTCAGGGCAAGTACAATGTCCTGATCTCGCAGAATGACAGCGCGGCCCGGGTATTCGATTCTTACCTGAGCGGTCTGTCCGCGATCATGTCGAACGAGGAAATCGGGCCTGAGCGGGTAGCGCAATACGTGCAGACCCAGCTCGGTAATGTTCAGGGTGCTCTCCAGTTCATTCAGGATCTGAATGACGCGGACCTTGCTGAATTCAGTTTCAACCCATTCCCGACTGGTGCCACTAGCGCAAGCGGAGCAAACGCAGATACAAATGGAGCGAATGGTAACCCCGGTGGTCCGCTCCCGGGTGGCACAGGTGGTGGTGATGGTGATGGCGCCCCGGGAATAGATACAGGCGCGGGCGGCTATGACGGCGTGTCCCCTGGATTTGATGGACTGCCCGGGCTCAGCAACGCAACAGTTATGGGTCTGACAGCATTATCCCCAACCCTTGGCGCGGCGGCGTTAGCATATAATGCGATTGTGGGACTCACTAACTCAATTGTCGATGCGAACAATGCGGCTAATTTAGCCAGCGACATCTCCGAGTTGTCTGAAATGACCGGGATCTCAGAAGCAGATATCGAGGGCATGACATCTGCAGAGCTTGGCGAAATAAACGCTAGTTATCAGGACACGTTTGCCCAGGAACAGACACAGGCATTGGCTGATCAGTTGGACGCGCAACAGGCTGCTGAGGAGGCTGCTGCCGCTGCCGCTGCTACTACTGGTGGTAATGGCGGTGGTGGTTCGCAACAAGGGTCTCAACCCGGCACGGCCGCTGGCCCCGGTGGCAGTGGTGGTCCCGGTGAAATGGGTGG